TTGGACATTTTTCAAGCGGTCAATGGCTAAATGTTTATGACCGCCCCCGCCGTGACACGGGAAGATACTTACCTACCACACTATTTTTATGAATTATTGGATTAGGTCCCATCCACATCCAGCCGTACCACCGGTAAACCGCTACGCATCTGTATGTGGCAAAATCCAACTTCAATTCAGGTAATTTGACCCTTGGCAAGCAGCTTTAAAGATAAGCCGTCAACTATAATAAATACAAACAAATTCAAGTACGAATATAATCAACATTATAATCGATGGGCGTGACAAACACGGACCACTTTGCTAAGCTAGTAAGCCCGTTCAAAGTGAGTACAGCCCCAGTAGTGATGGTACCTGCCGCACTAGAATAGCCAACACCAGTCACCTCCACTACAGCGAAAACCGCTGCACTAGAGGCATTGTTGGTGAATTGACCTTCCTTAAGTGTGGCTGATCCCGACACAGTGGGAGCAGAGACGGCTGTGGCACCGCCAAACATAGACACGAGATATATTCCAGTAGCAGTGAAATTAACGGCGATGGCGTTAGAAGATATCCCCGAAATCATAGCAGGGGCAGATTGATTAAACTGCACATCTAGAACCGTTGCAGTACCATATGACTCATACACGGAAGACCCAGATGGTTGAGGGTCTTTAAGTGTTACATCATAACAGACATACAACTCACCTACGGTGGCAGCACCCCCATTCCAGCATCCAGTGAACACCTGTCCTTGATTTTGGACAAAGTTTAGCAAAGAACCAGTGGAATCGGTATTGTACCACTTAAGATTGTGAGGTATGTCGCATTCAAGGGAAGTAATTCCCCAAGCTGAACACTCCGTAGAACAATAGGTGGATGACAAAGCTTGACGACTTGTGGGAATGGCATCACTGCCATCCGGGTCAAAGCCAATCATCACTCTTCCTGTCTGAGATGTAGCACAAACTGGAACATAAACAAGTGTGAGGCGGTTAAAATTATAATAGTCATAACTGGAAGCTATAGTAGCTAACCATGGGAACAAACTCCGGTTAGAAGGGTTGACCTGGAAAATAGAGGTGCCACTGGCATAAGTAGGCGATGTAGCCATACTTGTAACCATGACAACCTCCGAAACCAGCTCCTTATGCATTATCCGGATGTTGCCCCGCGTGCCAGAGAATTTAGGTTTTGTACGACGAACCGTAAGTCCGTTTGATACTCCTGCAACAGAAGCTCCATGAGCCTGAGGATGGGTTTGTTCTCCCAGCAATTCTTCAACAAGGGAATCATAAGCTGTAAGAGCCCCCATAGCAACATTGGCATAAGGAACAATCTGACGAGCGATGGAAGTATCAAACAAAGCACCATTGGTGGCCTTGTCGATTTTGTTTGCAGCACGTGCCAACTTCTTGGCAGCCTTAGAAGCACCGCGTGTCTTCCCAGCGACATATTTGACAATTTGCATTTTTGGTTTCTAGTATGAAATATATATATATGGGTAATATATAATAGTAGATAAAGAGTTGTGTATGGGATCCCTGCAACTCACACAGAGACTGTTCATGTGCACCCACCAATTAGGCAGGATCCGTGCAGTCGTTCGGCATTTTGTTTAGCACGTAAATATTTACCTCCTAAGAGAACGTTTTGGTCCAATTAAGGGTGCACACCCCAACATAATCACAATGGTTCCACAAAGGAAGAGTGATTGACCACAGTGCGATCAAGCTCCTCCTCGAGCACAACTTGCTCATCCGGACTGACACCATACGCATCCCAGAATGATGCTCGGGCTTCGGCTGAAACAGGGCCAAAGTCTCGATCCATACTCTGTAGGGATTGTCTTGTATACCAAGACCAGTAAGTTGATGTCGATCGTCCGGCGCGACCATACCTGTCAAACACTCTGTAGAAATTCTGAAACACAGGTAGCCCACCCGTAAGCCTCAAACCACCAACACCAACAGCCTTCATCCAGGAAAACACCTGTTTCGGGCTCTGATATGGCTGTAAAAACACACTATCTTTCGACAATGCAACATGAGGATTACGTACCATCAACCAGCGATTGCCATCAAAGACTGGATGAGTTTGACAAAAGTCAATTTTCTCAAACACAGACACAGGTTCTTCTATTTTCATGTTAAAACCCATGTCATAAAACCAGTCAAAAAGGCCTTCGCTGAAACGACTGAGATCTCTGCGTTCCATAAAAACTACACAATCATCACCATTATTAGCCAACTTCAAGGGCACTTTCTTGCATAGAGCATAAGCTTTAATCATGGAACACATGAGAACGCAATTACCAAGTGAAGTATTCATGTCACCAGACATACGAGTTCCAGCGATGGTATATTCCAACCTGCCGTCCTTCGCATATCCGATACACTTGTTTTTCAATTGCATTCTTAAAAGCTTAGCTAATTTCTTCCTACTCTTACCATGGAAACATGATGTATAAACATCATGCTCCCACTTGAGAGCGTCTTCAGAAACATGCTGATCAAATCTGCTGGCATCCAAGCCGACTGCAACGGGATCATTAAAATGATCCCATTTAGCACGAAGGATGTTAGCAGACTGATAAGCATTATACCCTTTAATAACGGTGCGATCACCAAACAGTTTACCAAGACTCTTGAATATCAATGGTTCAGCTTTCTTGATAAATTTCCCAAGTTTAAAATTAAACCTGGGAGACCTAGGAGATATAACTCTTGGGACAGGGTCCGGTTTGGTGGTGCGATCGGTCTTTTCATACTTAATAAATACCTCCACCCACGCATCCTCTTTCACTAAGTCTCTCACGCAAAGACTGTCATGAGCATGCTGATACCTCACCTTCTTAGCACCCTTGCAACTGTCAAGAAACTCTTGGCTAGTCCACGGGGCGATATGTGGAAGATGCTTTCCCAGCAATGCGCGCACTTCTGCAAGTGCACCAGAGAAATCACGCGGTAGAGGGGGCCTCACAAACTTGCCTCCTTCTTTAACAAAGAAAACACGTTCGAGCACAGCCCTCTTCAAACAATGAAAAGTGTGATTAAACGGAATAATATCGAGCGGTTTGGATAGTAGGGAGAAACGTAAAAATTTCCGTACCTTAGTGTCTCCTAAAGGTTTGGGGTCAAGTGATAGGAAGGGAGGAATTTCAGATACCCCAGATGACAAACAGTCCTCCCCACTTAAAACCTCTAGGCACCCCTATTTGGAAATGTTCCCCGTAGGGACCAAATCCAAATAAGTCTCTGTCTCTGCAAGTCTTTCACAAGACAAATAGCTGTCAGATGGAATAAAAGACAAGAACAATGCGTTGTCAACAACATTAATCTTGTCGGCAATGCGCATTGTGCAAGTGTTTTCATCAACCCATCTAGTCATCCATTTTCTTGTGACAATCTTGTTAGCCTCATTTAGTCTCCTGGGACCGAAATGATAATATGCTTCCCTGGCGAGTCGTTTGGAAAAGGCTTTGCGGCCTTTACCCCTTTTCACGCACAGGAATTCGTCATGTGGCTCGTCCCCTTCAGACAGGAACTCATCGATCCAATTGGCTGCCTTCCTTTCAGCCACCGTCTTCCAGCCTTCCACCCACTCGCTAGCCCTTACCAACCATGCAGCGCTCACACCCAGTGTGCAAGCGACACTCTGCAGTACCTGTAAAGCAAACCAAACGAGCCCACGACAACTTCTCATTGCAACTCGGGCGAAGACCGCACCAACGGCCATTCTGCTATACTTAGCAATCGAGA